GCTGTGTGATCTGGACACACTTGCACTCTAGGTAACTCTACGCCCCATAGTGTTTTAACAGTCCACCAAAGTTCTTCTTTGTTTGTGGGAGGGCGCATAAGGCTAAACACTGGTGCGGCTGTCATTTACTCTCCTGATATTGATGGTCAGTCAATACTAACGCTCCCGCTACTGGACTCGAACCAATAACCCCAGAGTTAACAGCTCTGTGCTCTGCCGATTGAGCTAAGCGGGAATGTGAGCAGTTTATAGTCTGAGTACATTGCTCAGGACTGTCCCCCTTATTTTACCTGCGTGGCTGTAGCAGGTTTGAGGTTTCAGGCACTGCCTTACTACCCAAGACTAAGAGCTTTTTGTCGTTCTCGTTTGCGCCTAGTGCTTTCTACTGCACAATCTTTGCATATTATGTAACCATCTGACCCGTAAGCAATATTAGCATCGGTTCTTTTATGGCCATTTTTACAATAAGGTAATGTGCTTTTTCTTACTCTCATTCCTCTTTCATAAGCATCAATTAAATTATCACTAAAAGAACCTGAAATTAGATGATCTGGCTTTACGCATTTTTTATTGTCGCATGTGTGTCGAACAACAGTTTTTGTGTCTAGCCAATCTCCATTGTTTTTAAGCGCCACATATATAAAACGATGCGAACTTACGTTTTTCTTATTGTATTTAAACTGTCCATAGCCATTTCGGTCTAATGTTGCAGTCCAAATCCAGCAATCACTATTAGGATCTAATTCGACTAAATTAAAAAATCTTATAAGCGTTGGGTCTTCAGTTGGGTATTCCATTGCATTCCTTTCGGTGGAGCAGCAGAGAATTGAACTCTGGTCCTAGACACTACCCTCGTGGGGTTTTAATGTCTAGTCGAAACCTTCCTGCCCCCGTGCATACATTGTACACACGCCATACACCATCAATGTGTATAGATTAATCTTCGCCATCTCGAAGTGGAATAGTTAATAGCCACACAACTAATCCAACGACAATGATGTATCCAGTAATCATTTTTGCTGAGCCTGATAGCGTTGCATAAGCTATTAGTAATCCAACAAAAGTATAGGTCTCACCGGTAATTTCACGTAGGTATTTCTTTATCCATTTAATCATTTGATCCTCCTAACCTGCGCTACTTGAGTCACAATGACTGCTGCTACTACCGTGTTTTGTGAAGTTTCGCGTTGTTCAGGGGTCATATCAGCGCCTATGTTTGCGAGAGCTTTAAGAACTTTTCCAGGGTCGCTAAATACTGTGGATAACAGTTCTGCTGGCGTATTAAAGATTTCAATAGCATCGGCAATCTCAGCGGTAAGAATTACACCATTTTCTAAGGTAATTGGTGTGTCCGGCGGCAAATCTGCATAGTCAAGACCAGATGCTTCAAAGTCCTCAAAACTAACTGCTTCTCCGGGTGCTAAATCTGCTAGCAATTCCTCTGCGGTATTTGGGCTTTGTACAGCTTCTTGTACAGGAACAATAACGTCAGGCGTTATTATTGGCTCTACTGTAGGTTCAGGAGTTATCGTAGTTGTTTGTTCGTGTGTGGGTTCTGGTAGTGGGATTGTTGTATCTGTGGGTGTTGGTTCGGGAGTTGGTGTAGATGAAAATGTTTCTGAAGGGCTTGGCGACGGCTCTAATGTTGGTTCTGGGGATGGCGTTGGTTCAGGGCTTGATGTTGGCTCTGGTGTGGATGTCGGCGTTGGCTTTGGTGTCGGGGTGGGAGTAGGTCTTGGAGCAGCGTATTGGCTGTATGCCGCTACAGGTATAATTTCCCAATTGTTATTGTTTAACCACCATAATTGAATCCATGCGCCACCACCATTTTCGTAGTACCACAAGTTAATTTGACGCGACTCTCCAGCTTTGAACTCTACAGGCGGGCTAACTGATCCACCCCCACCTTTGTCGCGCCAGTCATCAACAAGCAACTCACCGTCAATGTAAAGGCGAGTACCGTCATCTGCCTGTGGCATGAACTCAACCGTGAAATCAACAGGTGACGTAATCCAGCCTTTGTAATAAACAATAAAGTCTTCAGTCAAATCACATAATGGCTCTGTATCAAAATCATGAGTAATTTGCTCAAGAGTTAAAGTACATACAGGTTGAGCGTTCTCAGGTAAAACCGGAGCATCATTTTGTCCAGAAACATCATAGATTTCTGCTGTTATGCCATAGTTTGTAGAAGCATCTGCTGGATAAATCATTACCCATAGACCAAGAAGCAGTAATACACAAATAATGCGTATTGCCTTTATCATTTATAACCGCCAGTTTTTACCTTATTGACAATAAAAAAGCGTTTATTATTTTGGTCAAATATTATGCATCAATGAATTTTTGAGGGTTTATTCCGCCACCCTTAACCCAGCCTGGGCCTTTTTGGTATTCCATGTGCAGATGGGGGCCTGTGACATTTCCGTCCGCTCCAGATTCAGCAATATGCTGTCCCGCTTTAACATGATCTCCAGCTTTAACAAGAGCCTTTGAGCAATGAGCGAATAACAAGTATCCACCTTCAACCTTAAGAAGAACTGAGTTATGGCCAAAAGCAGCACCCCAAACTTGTCCTACTTTTTCAACCTTTGCATCAACTGGCGCAAGAATGTCTGTACCTACCGGGCAAGCAATGTCTATTCCTTCATGGCGTCCTGAGGACCATCGAGTCCCAACAACTCCAAACGGTGTCGAAATAGGGTGACCTTTAATTGGCATTGCCATGTTTATCTCCTAAAAAGTTTTGTAATTTGATCATACAACAAAAAAAAAGCCCCAGCCAAAGCTGAAGCAAATATTTCTAAAATTCATGAGATTATCCCCATAAATATAAGTCTCCCGCTGCCTGCGTAGCCTTGATTAACTCTTAGCGAACAATTCCTCGTCTTTGCTTTCGCGCTTTCAGTTACTAAGATTAACTCTTAACTGCTGAATTGTATTTTGAAAAGGGTGTCTATCAGCAAGCAGCTAGACGCTTTTATTTTAGCACATGTCACCTAATTGCAAAACCATTGAGGTGCAGTTAATACAGGTTTTGGCTTTCTGTTATCAAATCGTTATAAAGTATGTCCCCCTTACAGTTCCTATTTGGTGTTCCTGTTAACTTTGATCTGCTATAATTGCTCTCAGTTGGGAGGGGGCAGTATGTCTTCTTACAGTCAGTAAATGACTTCCCAAAACAAGCTCTTAAGCACTAGTATCAGTAATCCGATTCTAAAGCTTGAGGGCTTTTTGCGTTATACACAGAAATGGAGACCCAATGAAGGGTGAGTTCAGGAAAAAAGAAAAAGATGCCTATGCTCATCTAATAAGTGACAAAGATAAACAAATAAACTATGGCTCTTCAGCAGATCATTCACCAGAAGCACAATTTATCTCAGCCTTAATAGACACGGGAATTTACATTCCAGGTGTTTATGGAGTTAGATCGGAACAAATAGTTGGCCACAGGCCAGTTCATGAGTTTTGCATGAAATATCAAGAAGTATCTCATGGTGCACCGCCAATTCACATCCTAAAAGAAAGATTTGCGCAGTTTCCGTACATTGCCGAAGCAAACCCTGTTTGGGCTGCATCGGTGCTGTCCGACGCGCATACAAACAGGATACTTAGGCAAACAATGTCTAGGGCCTCAGCGTTAATAGCAGAAGAAGCTAATGATCAGGCAATAAGCACGCTTCAAGACGGATTATCGCGTATTCAACCAGCAGTAGGAATTGGCATAGATGCCACAGACCTAACTTTGCTTGAAGACATCGGTGAATTAGAAACATGTCCTGTTCCGCAAGGAATGCTACATTCAACCACTAACGGAATTGCTAGTGGTGATATGTGGATAGTTGCTGCCAGGCTTGGTGTCGGCAAATCTTGGCGATTAATACAACACGCCGTTGCTGCTGCAGAAGGTGGCTGGGATGTGGCTTTCTTTAGCCTTGAAATGCCAGCTAAATCTGTTCTAGATCGTATACACAGAGTAGCCCTAAAACAATGGCGTGAGCCATGGGTGAACCTAGAACTAGATCAGCGATCAGAAATGCTAGAAGAGTGGGCGCAAGATTCAGGAACAATTAGTGTTTATGATCCTACAAAGGGACGCTGTGACGCATCCGTACTATCGGCAGTTGCAAGCGAAAAAACACTAATAATTGTTGATTACATTGGACTAATGCACACAACGTCAGGCGCTCGAGCAATTGAGGACTGGCGCGCAATGGCTACTATCTCTAACCAAGTTAAAGAAGTGGCTTTGAGTCAAAATGTACCAATAATTGCTGCAGCACAAATTAACCGTGCTGGTGGTAACTCTGATAGAAGTCCGGGAACTGAGCATCTAGCACAATCTGATGCATTAGGTCAGGACGCAGATGCGGTAATCACCCTAAAACAACACTCAAAGCGAGTATTGGTTAATTCATTGACTAAATACCGTCACGGAGAATCTGGAGCAAAATGGTTTACTCAGTTTGAACCTGCTCGAGGCTTATTAGGTGATTTAAGCATTAGCAAAGCCACTGAAATGAAAATGGAAGATGATGAAAGCGATGCGTCGCAGTTAGGATAACCGTGAAAAAGATAACACTTGATGAAGCGCTGTCACACGGAAGAGGCACTGAAAGGCCTTTTTGCTGTCCAGTGCACGACGACAGTAACGCATCGGCATCACTTAACGTAGGTAAAGGTGTGTGGTACTGCCATGCATGCAAAGCCAATGGAACCGTTGAAGGACATGTCCCAAGCGTTGAGGAGATAATAAAGATTCTGGCAGGGGACGTAGAGCCTAAAACATACCCAGAATCATGGCTGGATCTGTTCGATGCGAATGGGCCAAGCAAATATTGGTCCGAGCGTTTCGGAGAAGATACAGCCAACAAGCATCGGTGCGGTACAAGTTATGAAAATGGCATGCCAACCTATCCAATGCGCGACTCGTTAGGTCGGCTTCTAGGCGTTGTAACGCGCCATGAGGGCGAGAAAGCCAAATACATGTATCCAGCAGGGGTAAGAACCTCTGCAACCTTCTACGGGGCTTACAAGCCCTCAAGAGTAGTAGTACTCGTTGAAGGTGCTGGAGATGTAATGGCGTTAGAACAGGCAGGAATACCTGATCATTGGACCGTACTTGGTTGCTTTGGCTCAGGTCTTCATGCACCGCAAGTCCAACTCCTTGCTGACTTAGCACCAAAACTGGTAATAACAGCATTTGACGACGATAAAGCGGGCTGGGGAGCATCAGAAAGAGCGGCTCTTCAATTAGACGACATAGCACCAGTTTTGTCGCACCAATGGTCTACAGTTGGCGGAAACGACCCCGGAGATGTAGAGATCGGAAAAAGGATTACAAGCATTCAAGATTTGATTGCAAATAGTCCATACAACAAACACAACTAGGAGAATCATGTTAGGAAGCATTCAAGAATGGCTGGTTTTTCAGCTAACACCATTGAGGTACGCGCGTAAATATTTTTGGGTATTAGGCGTATCGCATCGGCATGTAATGCAAATTAAAGACAATGGAGCAATGACTTATTGCCCAAAATGTAACGGCGGAATACTCGATCCATACGATTATGTAATTAAGGAATGCGAAGGATTAAAAAACCTAAAGTATTTAAATGAAGCAGTAAAAATTCTGCCTTGCGTTGATTAAGGAAAACACATGGAACAAGTAGAGAAAGACCTTTATCGGTTATTACAACTCAAAGCACAGAAAGCAGAAATAGAACATGAAATCGAAGATATCCAGCGTCATGTCACTGATTTATTCGATCAACTCGAGTTTACAGCCAATGATCAAGTTTATAAAGCAAAAGTGGTCCGCAGCGAAACGTCTGATGTTGATCTTGCGGCTCTTAAAGCAAATGACGTCGATCTTTACAACCGCGTAACCAAGAAAGTTTTGGACAAAACAGCTTTCAACCGTATAGTAACTAATGGAGAGCTTGAGGCTGAATTAGCCCAACAAATCATCGTTATCAAAGACCGCAAAGCTTGGGTTTCGATAAGTGAAGTAAAAGAAAAGAGTGAGGAATCAAATGACTAATCAAAAAGATGATGACATTTACGAACCCATACCAATTAGTGATGGGGATGAGTTAACAGTTAAGTTAACGCACACATTTGTTGTAAATGGCCAGACACAATGGGCCGCAGCAGAATGGAAAGTATCAGTTTTGCCAGAGGAAACTAGCGATGAAGCGATTGAGCGCTGCTCAGCATTAGCGCAAGAAACAGTATTCCAAAACGCAGATATTTTGGCGGCAAATATTGACCTACGCCGTCAATACCAACAAAACAAAAACAAAAAAGAAACAGGAGAATAGCAATGCCTATTGATTACACACCAATGGATGAAGATCTGTTGTTAGCAGGACTTGACGGATACGCCAAGTCAGAATCAACAACATACCGCCCAATCTGGCGACTAGCCAAGGGCACTACAATCGTTCGTTTCCTTACAGACAAGGACACGATGAACGAAGATCACGGTTGGTACATTTTCCGTGAAGTAGCCGCATTTGACGGTCTTAAGGGTGGTTTTGAGCTACCTAACGGAATCAAGGAATTCCCAGTTAACGATCAAGTAATTGTTACTGACCCTGAAACCGGAGAGCGCAAGCGACGCAAGGGTCCACGCGGAACTGATCCGCTGTTTGAACTTGTAGCGCCATCTAGCAAGTACCCACCAGCAGACGGTATCGTTAAAGCTGCTGACAAGGTTGCGGTCAATGTTCTAAATGAAGAGGGCAAGCACATCATTCTTAAGATGAGCGGTGCGCGCGCCAAGGAACTGTTTACTGCATTTAACTTGTACAGCGACATGGACGACAACTTCACCTGCACTGCCTACCCATGGCAGTTGACTGTATCGGGCGCTGGAGTGAACACCACCCTGTCTGTCAAGCCGTTGCGCGATGAGCCACCAGTTGATCTACCAGAGCCTTACGACTTAGTTGAGGTATTCAATGGAATTCGCCAAGAGGTTGAAGATTATGTCAATGGACTTAGCGACAGCCCTCAAGACGAATTGGTTGATGAAGACGATTATGTAATTGCAGACACTTTTGAAGAAAAAATTGCTGCAATTGAAATCGAAGAAGATGTGCGCATGAAATACAGCGCAGTATCACCAGTACGTTTAAAGACACTGTTGACTAAGGCTGGGGTTCAGATTCCACCACGCTCAACACACGCTACTCTTATCGAACTTGCAGTAGCACACAACGTCTAAGACGTAGCAACGAAGGGGGCTGTCCTGCGGGGCAGCCTCCTTTGCTTTTTAATAATTTAGGAGAAACTAATGACAAGCAAAAGCTTTAAAACTGGAGTTAAATCTTACAACTCTTGTATTTACTGCAATAAAGAATTTGCAAACAAAAGTCTTACTAGACATATGAATAAAAAACACCCGACTTTGCCTAAAGTGCTAGGCGCTTCGACTTGGAGGTGCATTCGATAAATGAGCAATTACTGGAGCGTACATACGCATAGCAAGTATTCAGCAAAAGATGCGTTTCCATCGGTAAGCGCAATAGTACAAAGAGCAAAAGAATTGGATTACCCAGCGCTTGCTTTAACTGATCATGGAAACATGGGCGGCGTTGCGCAACTATACACAGAATGCAAAAAAGTAGGCATCAAGCCTTTACCAGGTATCGAGGCTTATATTTCATTTGACAAAATTACACAAAAACGACAAACAATGCACTTAGGAATGGTAGCCACAACAGAGCAGGGTTATTACAACCTTGTAGGGCTATCAAACCTAGCTCACAAAAACTGGGCAGAGTTTAAAACATACAAAGCAATTCTTGATTTGACAGACCTTGCAGAGGCCGCAGAAGACGGGCGCTTAGACGGTATTGCGGCAACATCAGGATGCTGGTTTGGATTATTATCCGAAATGCTAAAAAAACCAGATTCTCATGTTGACACAAAAGTATCTAACATAATCACATCTCTAGCAGGTTGGTTCGGATCAGGGTTTTACATCGAAGCGCAAAATCATGCAGTCTACAAAGAAGATCAAGATAGTGATGCTCACGCAGAGTTAATTTACAAAATTGCTCAAAAGCATGGCTTGCCAATGGTTATTGGTCAGGACTCGCATTACATTAACTTAGAAGAGCAATCACTGCACGACACTATGAAACGTCTTGTTTCGTGGTCAGACGATGTAGAAGACGCTGTGTTCCCAGGCGATGGATACCACATGACAGATGAGGAGTGGATGAAAGATCATCACCCACCGCACATCTTTAACGCCGGAATGGAAGGTCTAGCAGATTTAGAATCCAAAGCAAAAGTAGTAATACCGCAATTAGACAAGTTCTCTTTGTTGGTGCCAGATACCACTATTTCTGGCAATCCCGACAAAGAACTTACTGACTCCACAAATGCGTTGCTTAAAAAACGTATTGAGGAAGGTGGTATTAAACCTGCAAAGTCAAAGGCTTATAACGAGCGTTTAGAAGAAGAACTTGATGTAATTGTGGGTGCTGGGTTTTCTGGCTATCTATTGCTTGCTCAAAGAGTATGTGAGTACATGGACAGTAAAGGTATTTTTTATAACATCCGTGGCTCTGCTTCAGGTTCACTAATTTGCTGGCTACTAGGTATTACATCGTTTGATCCAATTGTTTGGGGATTACGCTTTGACAGATTCTTATCCAAAGACAGAACAAAACCACCAGACATTGACATTGACATCGAGCATGAGCGCAAGGAAGATGTTGAAAACTGGTTAGGCGAAAACTTTTACACCATCAAAATCGGAACATGGCTTCAAATGGGCCTATCTAACGAAGATGATGGCGAGCAAAAGGGAAGCCTAATGGTTCGCTGGAAAATGAATGCCAGAAAGATGGGTGAGGATCCAAACAGAGAACTAACAAGCGCCGAATGGAAAACAATGAAACTGCTTGCTGACAAGAAAGCATTTCTTGGTTATGGCGTGCACGCTGCAGGAATGCTTGTAGCTCCTAATGCTGAATCAGCCGCTGCAGTGCCACTGCAGTATGTGACATCTAGCAAAACCATGGTTACTTCATTTGATAAAGATGACATTGAGCGTTTGGGACTGGTCAAGCTTGACTTGCTTGGTCTTAAAACTCTCACTGCAGTTGGGATAATGCGCGAGCAAACTGGAGTAAACATAGACAACATTCCACTTAACGACAAAGCGGTGTACCAAGCAATATCGGCTGGCAAAACTATGGGTCTTTTTCAGTTAGAAGGCGGATCAAGTCGCGTGGGAGTTAAAAGACTAAAACCAACAAAAATTGCAGATGTTATTGCGGCAATGGCCTTGTTTCGTCCAGCCACCATGGAGTCTGGCGCAACAGACGATTTTATCAATCGTCGTAAAGGAAGCCTAGCATTGCCAAATAGGCACTCAATTATTGCTAATGAAACAAAAGAAACATACGGTGTATTGCTTTACCAAGAGCAAGTTATTGGTGTTATGCGCAGTATTGGTTTGGACAATGAAGAGATTGAAAAGGCACGAAAGGCTATCAAAGCATCTAATGCCAGCGTAGGGACAGCCGCTAAAGATTTGGCTAACCTTATGGGCCGCATTAGAAAACTTGGTTCAGAAAAAGGAATGAATGCAAAAGATTTAAATTGGCTAGAGGAGGCTCTGCATGCATACGCTGGTTATGGCTTTAACAAAGCACATGCCACGGCATATGGAGTACTTGCTTATGTCACAGGATATTTTGCTGTTCACTATCCTTTAGCATTTTGGACTGGAATGCTTCGCGCTTATTCAGGAGCTAAGCAAGAAACCCAATATGTTACTGCAGCAAGACAGGCTGGAATTAAGTTGTTTCCACCACATGTCAACATTTCGACAAAAAGTTATACAGAAGATAAAACAACAAACTCTATACGCAAAGGTCTAACAACTATTAAAGGGCTGGGCGATAAAGCCGCTGACGAAATTGTCAGGCACGCGCCTTACACTTCATTAGATGATTTAGCGCGAAGAGTTAGCAAACAACGAGTAACCGGAGCCAAAGATCTTGGTAAAGGTCATCTACCAGAAGCATGCGGTGGAATTATTGCCGCGTTACACGAAGCAGGAGCCCTGAAAGGCTTAGAGAGAGAAACAATATTATGAGCATCACCAATTTGCTGAAAAGCATAATGAAGAACGATGCTATGCCAGTTACGTTTGGCATGAGCAAATGGCGGGAAGGCGGGTCAGTTATAACGCCAGAGGCTCTTGAGCGTTTGTTTGAAGTACTGACGAAAGATTCCCTGGACAGTAACCGTGCAAGCGGTAAGGGTCGTATGCGTCCATCCCTGATTGGAGATAAGTGCGAGCGTAAGCATTTATTTTCTTACATGGGAGTTGAGCAAAGGAATACTAGCGATGGCGGTAATGATGTTATGGATGCCGGCACTTGGGGCCATTATCGATGGCAACTTGCTGGTCTTTCTCAAGGCTGGCTAAAAGACATTGAGGTTCCTGTAACTTACGAGCCGTGGGAGTTACGCGGTGCTATGGATGGAATGATTAGTGATGGATCAGGATGGGAGTTAAAAACAACTAACAGCCGTAAGTTTACTGAAATTCTTAAAGATAACATTCCAGTTCACGCCCACCTTATGCAAACACACGCATACATGCGAGCTTTGGATCTGTCACATTTTTCTATCGTGTACGAAAACAGAGATACTGCTACATGGAAAGAGTTTCGCATTGCACGTATGCAAGAAATTGATGATGAGTTAGATAATCTGATGTCTAATCTTCAAGGGCATATTAAAGAACAAACTTTGCCTGAAATGATTCCGTCATGCGTTCAGCAAAAAGGTTATGCGTTTACTTATTGTAATTGGGCTGAGGTTTGCCCAACTGTTAAATGGAGAAAAAATGAAAGCTAGCGAGTTAGCAGATCAAGTAGAAAATGTAATTAACAGCCTACGTTCAAGAATTATGGGCATTGGAGCCGAGCAGTATGATGATGGCGATGTTCAAAAGATTGAACTTAAAGATCCTTCTGCAATCATTAAAGAAACAATTGAAGAGATAGATGATTCAATCGTATACTTATCTCACCTTAGAGCCAGAATCTCTAAAGTGCAGTCAACAATTGATGATTCCCTTACATCTGCAGTTGAATTAATACGCACTATACACAGGCCCATAAGTGGTCCTGCTGATGACATAACTTGCGCTGTTTGTGCTGTAGACGAAATTAACTATCCTAAATGGCCATGTGATGCTGTGAAGGCATTAGAACCCAGCGATGAAGAATCATTTAACTGTCGTAGGCATGGAGGTAGTGCAAACATTATTAATTGCTACGAGTGCTATGCAGAGTATCGTGATGACGAAAAAGAAACGGAAGACGATAATGACTCTGACGAGTGAAGAATTTGAAGAAATGATGACAAAAGAAGATGTAATGTCTACTTTTGTAGTAGATCTGGATAACCAAGATAACATTCCTGTTCCAGAGGGCGGAGAGCTATTAATAACTATGTTTGATAATAAAATCTGCAGAGTAGCTTGGCGCCCAACATCTTATGCGTCTTGGGGACCACCAGTTGAAGGAGAAAAGCGTGATTAATCTAGTTATTGGAATATTTCTTGCCAGTTTATTGGGTTATTTATTGTACATTGACCGCCATAACTGGTAAACATAAGGTATGAACTCAGCAGGTGTCGATTATGGGGTAAGGCGTATTGCATACTCACATCCCATAAATATGGTTTTTAAAGAACTTATTTTGACCAGTAAGGACGATGTAGAAAACCTTTTGATCCTGTCTGATTGGTTAAAACACCAAATTACGGCTACGCGCCCTGAGTTAACTGTCATAGAGCAGGCTATTCAGGGCGCTAGTCGTAACATTCGCACTGGTATCTCCATGGGTATGGTTGCTGGTGCTTTGGCTTTGACTGCACAGCAAGTACAATCTAGTGTGGTCTTTATTGGACCATCATCATGGAAAAAGGCGGTAGTTGGCAATGGACACTCGGATAAAGAAGCTGTCGCAAGATGGCTCTCCTCCAAGCATCCCAAGTACTACGAAGCCTGCCAGCGACTTAAAAAGCCACAGGATGCCATCGACGCCACCTGCTTGGCGCTATATGGCCAGACGCGATTGGCGTGACGATTCCTATTGCTTTGGAATGCCATCTGAATTGTTTTACGGCAAAAATGAACTGCCTATGACATCTAAAGAAATTAATAATGCTAAAACAATTTGCAGTCAATGTGAAGTTAGACGTGATTGTTTAATAACTTCACTAAAAGACAAAGAAGAGTTTGGCGTATGGGGTGGATACACAAGTTTTGAGCGCAGAGCCGCTATAGCAAGAAACAATGGCAGTGTAAACGGCGCAATGAATGATTATGATGATAAAAAATTTGTATCACCAAGAAAGAGAAAGAAATGACATCTGCTAAAAAAACTCCTAGTAAAAGCGTAGCCCGCGTCAAAAAAGCCAATAGCGCTGCAGTTCTATTAGAAGAACAAAATGCTTTAGCTATGCAAGCTTTTCAAATGCGCAAAGCAGGAGCGTCTTGGTGGCAAATTGCTGAGGACTTAAAGATTAGCGAACAGCAAGCCGGAATGCTTGTGCATAACCGCATTAAAGAAGCTGCAAAGTTGGTTGATGAAGGTACGAAACGCACTATGTTGGCTATGGAAGTAGACAGATTAGATACCCTTCAGCAAGCCATATGGACAGATGCTATTGGTGGTGATCGCCAAGCTATTGAAACCGCGCTAAAGATTATTCAAGCTCGCGCTAAAGTATTGGGCCTTGAAACCATTCCTTCTAGTACTGTTACAAACAACACTATTGTGGTAGCGGGAACTTCCGAAGAATATGTTGCGGCGCTAAAAAGAGTTTCTGAATTACCAATAATCGATTCCGAGGAGATGTAATGGGTTTTGACAACAAAGGTCGTATTGGTCCAGCAGCAGGCCCACAAGGACATACGCATAGTATTTACCAGCTAAATGACGTAGCCGCTTCTTCAGTAGATTACCAAACCTTAATCTCTAATGATGGAATTTGGACTGCGCAAGCAGCAATACCTTATGCAATGATGACCGGAACTTACACTTACCCAGATGCTATTGTTTCGCTAGCGCCTAATGCTAGTTTGTTGCTGACAAATGTTGTTTATACAAATGGTAAAGGAACGCCATTTACTACTACTCCAGTTGTTCATGTAAGTACTTCCGGATTCGCTGGAGGTACTGGAGTGCTATTTCCAAAAGTGCAAGGCAGCAATATTAATGGTTTTAATATTTATATCGTAAATCTTGGTTCAGTAGCAGTATCACCAGCAGCGAATGCATTAACTCTCGACTGGACTGCAATTCAAATGAAATCAGATACTAGTTTTGGCGCCACTTCAACAGATGCGCGAAAAGCTTAGTCCTCATCATCCCAGTACTCTACAGACCATGGTGTATTAAAACCAATAGAGTTGCGATTTGCTGCTGAAATATCAACGCTAGTAGTTAAGCCCCCTGATGAATCAGCCTCTTCAGATTCCTCTAATTCATCATCAGTTTCCTCTATTAAAACGTTAACAATTTCATCACCAAACAGCTTGATAATTATTTGACGCTTCATTAAAGAATACTCATTTCCTGCCATGTGCCGTCAGATGCAACAAATGTTAGCAGGCCGGCTTTACTTACTTCACCTCGGCGGTGGCGATACCAGGTGCTCCCACCATCTAAAGCAGGCGTTTGGATAAACACACGATCTTTACCGCAATCTTGCATCTTATGGTGATGAAGGTGAGCGCCTAGTAGAATATGTGCTTCACCTACTGGCTGCCTACCATGTGATTGCTCTTGCCACCATTTAACTGGGTCTTTACCAAACTGGTGGCCATGAGCCATACCAATAATGGTGTCGTTAGTTTTTAGAGTAATAGTTAACTCATCTTTATGAGGGAAAAGGAAAGAAACGTGTCCGTATGCCTCAGGGTTCTCCGCGCATGCATCTGCAACGGCAGATCCTGCTTCGATTGCCCAAGAGTCGGTGTAACTTCGGACAATGCTTCCGCGTCTCTCAGCCTCGTCGTGATTGCCAGGAACGATAGGGACAATGAGGCGCTCGACGTGGGGAGCGAGAGTCTTGATTTGATACATCATCAAACGACGCAATACTCGAACCTGTTCAGTAATGGTCAGGTCGATACGCCCAGCGGCAGCAGCGTCGCCATGCTGAGACTGGTTGCCCTCGATGCAATCACCAAGCCAAGGTGTAATAACTTCACCAATCTCGTAGCCGAGTTTGCGCCAAGTCTTAAGCCTGTCTACGGACATGTCAAAACGGCTGAGGGTATTTTGCAGTATTTGCTCAGTGCCTCCGCCGTCTACTTTACCGATTTGAGTATCACCAACAGCAAAGATACCGCTGGCATTACCAGTGGGCGCTGGCTTCTTGCTCGGCTTATGTGACTTAACCATTTTGATAAGTTCATCAGCATCAGCTCTAAGAACAGCCCCATACATAGCGCTAGGAACAAAAGTAGCCTTATAAGATTCAAGCCACTCACCGGCATGATTTTGCCAAGTAGAGCGGCGTAGATTAGTAATCTTCCAGTTGTCTGGGTTTAATCCAAACTGGTCGAAGATTTCTAAGGTGCTTGGATCGCTTTGTGATACTTCGCGAGGCTTAGTTACTAAGAATCCTCCCGTAGCGCTGTCGCATTCTAAGCGAGGTTCCCAACCTTTAGGAATGTTTGGGTGTTTGCCTTTAGGATCTGGGCTTCCTGGACCCATATCAGCAAAATCTTTAAGCGCCATCGCAGATGCAACATCCACTCATGTGTTCGTATACAACTTGCCTGCCAATAGCGTGTCCTTCGCGCTTTAAAGCCATAAAAATTTTGTATGGTGTTATTTTGTTTTCAATCCAGCTATCAAGTATGGATTGATCCTCCGCAGGAAGATTGTTGCGGAGTTTTTGTAAAGAACAGATTCGTTCTTTCTTTACTACAGGTGCTTCAAGTGTGAGCGCCATTTATCTGCCTCTCTGTCAGTGCTTACTACTAGCATACACATAGAGGAAGTC